GAGCGAAAGGGTGAAGTTAAATTTCAACGATTGTCCGAGAGCATAAACACTCTCCAATTCACAACAAACAAGAGAATTGATCTTATAAATGAGAAAGTAGATAGAGCCACAAATAAATAAGCCCACTATCCTTAATTGGATGTGGGCTTTTCTTTTATCTATTAGAAAGAATCTTCAAATAATAATCCAACCAACATGATGCAAGTGTTGATCCAATACCTGTGCCCTCTCCATTAGAGCAGACCCAAATACTAGAACTTGCTTTCTTAATGTGTGGTTTATTAGAAATCATAATCCATATCCTCATATACGCCTTCAATAATTAGTTTCTCAATCTCAGATTCATCCCAACAACTAAGAATATCATCTACGTTGTCTTCAATGAAAGCATCTGCTGATGAATAACCATCTACACTGATATTATCTATGTTAGCTGAATACATTTATTTCTCCTTTATTTAACATCTAACTGACAAAAATTAGTTGCACCAAGAACATCTTTCCAAGCCTCTTTCATTGCAAACTCCAGAAGAGGCTGCACGCTCTTTTTAACAGCAAAAGAATCGTGATACGCAAGGCATGTCTGTCCTTCTTGTAGGAGGATTTCAATCACACGCAGCGCAATCTTGCTGTCCAGATTCTGTAGAACAACACCATAGTCTTTATAGAAGTAGTCACTGATTGCACTATTATGCTCACTCAAAGCCTCAAGAATGAGAGCAATGTTTGGTTTGTTAATACCAACAAACTCCCGATCTTTCTCGTCTAGTTTAGAATCCTTATAAAGTTCTTGACTGATTGTGTTCCTCGTCTGAACATCGGATTTGCAATTGATAGCCATAAGCAAACTACGTTTATAAAGTTTGCGAACAGGATCATACTTAGTAAGACCAAACTTCATCTTGTGTAGTGCAATAGCTTTTTCATCAACCTCCAAAAAAGATGAATCTGCACCGTATGGATCAAACCCCTTCCTAGCCAATTTTGCATACATAGGTTTGTCAAGAGAGATCAGTTCATACATGATGTTAGGATGAATTGCCTTGTAATCCACCTCAACGATAGGCTCTTTATCGAGGGTGAGATATTCTAGACGGTATTTCTCAGGAAGAAGTTGAACACTCCCTCCATGTGCAAACAGTCTCCCACCTTTATACAGGTCTCCACTAAACGAACGCTTATATTCGAGTGATGGGATAGGCTCACCGTTAAACTCAATGAGGACATCTTTGAATGAATCATTGTAGCTAATCACTTCATCTGTCATTTTCTTAATTTCCTCAGTCATTTCAAAATCAATATCTTCCTTTGTCTCTCTGTCCTTAATAGTAATTAGGTTGGACAACCTCTCTTCTGGTAGGAAGAGGTTGATCTTCTTGCAATCAACCTCTTCATACAACGGAGCATCAAACTTGACGATGGTAGGATATGACTTCCACCACATCCTCAAGTCTTTACTACCAGTATAGACAGTAATATAGCCGATATTCTCAAAGTAGTCAATAACTTGTTTAACCTTCCTAGCACCGATACCGGCAGCGTTTCCTGACCAATAGTTATTGTCCAATTTAACAGACATCGCTTTATAACCCATCCTCATAGCTTTGGATAGGTTTGTGAAGAACCACTGAATAGCATTGTAGTTTCCAGAACCAATTAAGACAGCATGTGCCCAAACAACATCGTTGTATGCACTATTATCCTCTCTGAATGGTTTAGATTTATATGTCTGTAGAAGTAGTTGGTATAACTCAAGTACCTCCAAATCCCTCACCTTAACCCTCAACACACCCCAATCCTCCTATATGCAGAACAGACAACCAAGATACACCCCAACCAAACCACTCATATATTGGAACAACAAAGTAACACACACACACACCACAGAGACTCATCATACACCAGTACATACAACCACACAACACCTCACCACACCTCATACCCACCCACCTCTTACTCATCCTCCTATATGCAGAACAGAATTAAATGAATATCATTCTCATCTATGAAGCACACCAGCAAGCGTAGTGCGGCACACTACATGATGATCTTCACTCCGGCAAGACGCTTGACAAGATGTCATCTTGAGGGTATTCTTGAGTACATCTTTCGTCACAGACTACACATATGATAGGAGCTAAGAATGAAAATCACACTGACGCATGAGCAAGAGGATGTGGTTGTTCGCAAGTCACTTCGTAAGGCCATCAAAGATATGGCACAGCAACGGGAGCGAGTGATGTTGATCCAGAACGGGTTTGTCTTCAGCCTTGATCCAAAGGAAGATGTTCTTTAGATAACACACCTCATTGATGCTATGATTCTCACACACAACTACTACAGCAAGGCAGAAGATCATCTTCACCAAGAAGATTTCGACTGAAATATGCCTTTCCTAGGGTGAAAACAGCCCATAAAAACCGCTGTAATGGTGTTGGTGGTATGTAGGCATCACCGAGGGTATTTTGGAGGAAATTTCTATACTTATGGCGCAGGAAGTTGACATTCCAAACTAGGCGGGTTAGTATTACATCTTCACAACGAGCACAGGAACCATAGAAATGCGTAACAAACGCACAAGCAATACCGACGATCTAATCGACTTCTTTGGGAAGACGCAACGTAAGAAGCCTCGTATTGGTGTTATCCACACTAAGCGAGAAGAAAAGCCAATGAAGCGTATCCTCCAGCAAGAGGAGGACGATCACGAGGCCATGCAAGAAATTTATGATTATCTGGAAGGAGAGTATGATGGATATTGATGATTTCAAGGCTTCAATGAAGAAGGTTCTAGACTTCATTCCTCAGGTCGGTGATACTCTGTGGGTGAGTTGGATGGACGATCTTCCTTCACAGCACAAACTGCTTAAAGTTGAAGGGGATCACGCTTTTGTTTCTGTCAATGGGAAGGCCAGATCAGTACGTGTATCACAACTTAATCAAGTACGACCATACACCTCAGACAAAGAGTTTGAGTTAAATTGGTATCATTGTCTAGGTGGCGTGACGTTCCTGTATCATTGGTTTGCTGAGAACATCAGTAAGGTGTGCCTAGATGGTGTGACAAATGGTAAAGACCTTGCTATTGCCATTAAGCGAGCACGATATGAATACCACACAGGTAGGAAGTGGTCGGAATTTACAGGGGATAAGACGAAATGAGTAAGCCTGTTGTTTCACGAGTTGGTCACGTTCTTGTTACAGAGTTTGAATCATGGCACGATCTTCGTATGGAACTTTTTAAAGAAGTGTATGAACCTCTGGCTGTGGTTTTTGATGAAGAAATTGGTAAGTGGCGTGTGTCTAAAGTGATTGCAAAAGATCAGCGAGAGGAGTATGATTATCTCCTTCCAGACAACGAGGATGACATTGCATGATTGTTACTAGGTACGGTGTTGATGTTGATCTATCATATCAGCACAAAACATCTTGCCCACGATGCAAGCATAAAGGTGGCGACCACAGTGGGGATAATCTTCATGTGTATGGTCTATCCCCAGAAGGTAAGCATCGTGGGGCAAAATGCTTTGCTTGCGAGTATGTTATTCCCAGTGAGGGATTCTTTGAAACAGAAGCTACTGAAGAGGAGTATGAGGTAATGGGTGCAGAATTTAATGAAGAAATTCATGCAAAGCTAAAGAGCATTACTAGCGTAGATGGGAAAGGCTATCGAGGAATTCGTTCTGATATCACTAAATACTTTGGTGTTTTGCACGAGTTTTCTCCTGAAAATGGTGCCGTAATCTCTCAGTATTACCCATGCACCAAGGAAGGAAAACTCACAGGCTACAAGCGCAGAATTCACCCTAAAGACTTCTCAAAACCCCTAGGGGAGACTGGGAAGGACTGTGATATGTTTGGGCAGTTTAGGTTTATGAACAGTGGTGGTAAATATGTTCTGCTAGTTGGTGGAGAAGTGGATCAACTTTCCGCATTTCAGATGCTTAAAGATTATACCGATAGTCGTAATGGGGAGTATGAGCCAATTCCAGTTGTCTCATCATCTGTTGGTGAAGCCGGAGCATATAAGCAAGTTCAAAAGCAATACGATTGGTTTAACAGGTTTGATAAAATTGTTATCTGTATGGATAACGATGATGCAGGCAAGGATGCAGCGGAGAAGGTAGCAAAGGTATTGCCTAAGGGCAAAGCATTCATTATGGAAATGAATCTAAAAGATCCTAATGAATACCTTGTTGCTGGCAGGAATAAAGAGTTTATNTCAGCATTTTACCGGGCAAAGGAATATACACCTTCTGGTATTGTTGGGTCTGGATCTCTTTTGGAAATGATTCGGCAGGCAGCTACTGTGCCAAAGATTCCACTTCCTCCATTCATGCACGAAGTTCAAGAGCTTATGGCAGGTGGTATTCCTCTAAAGGTCATTGTCAATCTTGGGTCTGCTTCTGGAACTGGTAAGAGCACAATCGTTGATGAGTGTGTTTATTATTGGGTATTTAATAGCCCACACAAGGTCGGGGTTGTATCGCTAGAATCAGACTGTGCCCAATACGGCACCAAGATGCTGTCTAGGCACATCCATAAGAAACTGGATCTGATCAAGGATCAGCAATACAAGATTGATCTTCTGAACACTCAGGAAGTAGAAGAGAAGAGTAATCAGTTGTTCTTCAATCCTGATGGCACGCATCGCTGGCATCTTGTAGAAGAACGGGACGGTGGGATTGAAAATCTTAAAGAACTTGTAATGAACCTGATCATTGCTTGTTCCTGTAAGGTGATCATCCTAGATCCATTGCAGGATATTCTAGATGGACTTAGTAATGAGGAGCAGGCTGTGTTCATGCGGTGGCTTAAAGGCATGGTTAAGAGTCATGATGTAACTTTCATCTTGATCAATCATGTGCGAAAGAGCGCAGGAGGTGGCAAGCAGAACTCTGAAGGTGCGGACATCCATGAAGAGGATTTTGCGGGATCATCTTCAATCTTCAAATCTGCTGCATGTAACCTACTATTTACTCGTAACAAGGAAGCTGAAAATCCTGTTGAACGTAATACAACAATCATGAAGATGACTAAGTGCCGTTGGACTGGAAACACAGCACCAGCAGCAGGCAGGTACTACTACGACAACGAGACGCACACCATGCACGATCTGCACGAGTACCTTAGGGCACATCCAGAACTTTTGATGGACGCTTGACAGATGAGCGATGGACGTGTAACATTGGTTTCCTAACTTAGGAGGAAGTATGAAGCTGGCTTGGGATATTGAAGCAAACAACCTTTTGAATGAAGAGACTATTGATTACACGTCCGTACCTTATAAACTGAAGCCAAACTTCAAGATGCACGTAATCACCGCAATTGTGGATGGCCGTGTATTCTGCTTTTACGACGGACCTACTATCGTGCTCGATGGTTCCCGTAAAGTGTATGTTGTTGATGGTGTTGAATATGTTCTAGAAGAAGGCTACGAGCCTATCTCTTACGTTCATAGGCCACTTAGTGCATTTCCAGCATTTGTAAGCTGGATTAAGGAAGATGCGGTAGTGATTGCTCACAATCAAATCGACTATGACCTTCTTGCTGTAAAACTGTATTATGGTATTGATTATACAGTTGAAAAGGATATGTCTGTAGGATCACCTATTGGTGATGATTATTGGGGTGGAAAGAAAGTCATCTTTGATGATACTCTTGTCCGATCAAAGACACTGAATCCTGATCGGTTTGGTGGGCACTCCCTTGACAATCTGGCTAGTGGTGGTGAGTATGAGAAGATTAAGTTCCGACACCACCTACCTTTTGCTGAAAGATTTAAACATTTCGGCCCTGATATGCTGTACTATAACATCGTTGACGTTAAGGCCAATCTCCAAGTGGCTGCGAAACTTGATGAAGAAATGCAGGCTTTTGATTGGGGAACTAAGTGGGAAAAAGCTATTAAACTCGAAAAGGCTGTTGCAGAACTTGTAACGCGCCAATCTCACCGTGGATTTAAATTTGATAACGTTCTTGCAGAAAAGAATATCGCTGAACTGGATATCCTGATGGAAGAACGTAGGGCTAAGATTGAAGCAATTCTTCCAGAGAAGCCAGCAACAAAAGGCTTTATGAAAGACTTCACGCCACCCAAGATTCAGTTTAAGAAGAACGGCGAGGCTTCTGCTGCACTACTGAAGTTTGCTGAGAAAGTTGGAGCTAGTATTGACGGTAATAAGTTTGTGTTTCGTGGAGAGTATTATGAGCTACCTCTGAGTGGAGAACCTCTGGTAACTACATGCGCAGCGTCTATTAATGATACAACTTTCATTAAGGGCTGGCTTGTTAGGGGTTTTGTTGATACGGATTTATACGAGGACATAGAGTGGCTGGAAAATTAAAATACAGTACGGAAGAGGAACGTCTTGAAGCTGCGCGCGCGTCTAAAAGAAAGTACAACAAGAGTGCTAAAGGTCGTAAGGTGATGGGAGACTGGTACAATAAGAACAAAGACGATGAAGAATTTAAGGAAATGCGGAACGAGCGGCAAAAAGAGTATAGAGCATCTCTTCCAGAAGATGTGGCAGACTTATATAAAGAGAGAGACAGGGTGCTGGCAAAACTGTCGCGGAGAGATGATCCGGTTAGACATATGCTATATGATGCTAAAAAGAGGGCGAAGCGGAAAGGTATAACCTTTGATCTGGAGTGGGATGATCTAACAATACCAGAAAATTGCCCAGTTCTAGGCATTCCTCTTTTTATTGGGGATGGCGGCAGAAGCGCAAACAGNCCATCACTAGANAGATTTGATAATAGTCTAGGATATACTAAGGATAACGTGAGGATAATCAGCCTCAGAGCCAATGCTTTGAAAAATGATGCAACAGTAGAAGAAATGAGGCTGATTTTGGCTTATATGGAGGGAGTTAGTAATGCCGTGGTATGCGACTGATAAAAAGACAGGGCAAAGAGTTATGGTTCCTGAAGAACATATCTTGAAATGGAGACCTTCGGAGTACAAAGAACGGGATCTCACAGTAGATACTAGAAAGATTAAACTTTCCAAGGAGAAACTTGAAGAGGCTTTTGAACGATATTCAGAGCAAACTGCTTACTCTCCGTTTGCAAAAGATCGTTGTGAGCATCTGGGTATCTCCTTGCGAAAGAATGAGACACCTGAAAGTATTAAGCAACGGCTTTTGACAATGCTTCACAAACGTGCTGAACGTAAGGGCGGTATTAAGGTATTGACTAACCCTAGTTTTACAGTTGGGCAAGAAAAAGAAATTTGTCCTCACCTTCAGGCACTGGCGGACAGTAATGAGCAGTATGCTTGTATTCTGGATATTGTTGAGTATCTTACTTACCGTCATCGTCGTAACTCTATTCTTGGCGGCGGCGCAGAGTGGGATGAAGATGAAGAACCAGAGAAAGGCTATGTGTCTGCTGTTCGCTCAGATGGTAGAATTCCTACACCAGCGGATACCTGTGGTGCTGCAACATCCCGAATGAAGCATCGAGTTGTTGCTAATATCCCGCGAGTGACTTCCCTATACGGGGATAAGATGCGTGCACTGTTTGGTGTAGATGAAGATTGCTATCAGGTAGGGTACGACTTTGACAGTTTGGAGGCTCGTGAAGAGGCAAACTTCTGTTGGGATTTTGAGCAAGGAGATGATAAGGAATACTGTAATTCTCTTCTGATGGATAAGCCCAACGACGTCCATACTCGAATGGCGCAAAAAATTTCGGAGATTATTGGTAGGGAGTTTGCTCGTGGTCCTGCAAAATCTGTGAAGTATGGGTAAGAGATCAAGCCCATGTAAAACCATGTGAACTCAGGGGAAGCCTAGAACAGGCAATCCTGAGCCAAACCAAGTATCTTGCAGCCCCACAAGTAGGAGGGGCATGTATGGGAAGATATGCAAGAGCAGGAAGATCGCAGTCTAATATGACTGCAACAGCTGATAAATACCCACAAGGTTATTTCAAGGTGAAACCTTGTCGTGAATGTGGGGTAGAGTTTCAACCTAACGCACCATCCCACTTGTATTGCGGTGATAACTGTAATCAGCGGGCACACGATGGAGCTAGACTTCATAAGGCATATGGCATAACACTCGCTGCTTATGAGAAGATGGTTGAAGATCACGGAGGTAAATGTGCGATCTGTGGTGGAGAAGGTTTTGAACTTGTTGTAGGGCAGCGATTGAAACTCGTTATCGATCATTGTCATACGACTGGCGCAGTTCGTGGGCTACTTTGCCACAACTGCAACAGAGG